TAGATCGCGGCTACTTTGAAATAAATCAAGGTGTAAGAGAAAGCAGCAAAGGAACTTTTACTTATCTAACTATGAGGATTACTCCTAAAGGACAAGCCTACATTATTAATCGACTTAAGAAAGAACAACAAGATTTAGCAATCTAACTCTATCTCAATTATGTAAAAAATAATTTACACATTCTAGTAGATAAAAGGTACAAAACCAGAAGGAGGAAAGCACATGAAACTTGGCTACACATTAGCCAGGGCTCGGAATTGGAAGGGTTACACACAAGAGCAACTATCTATGGAACTACCAATGAGTCGTGAAGCAATAAGCAAGGCTGAAACTGGAGCTAGAAAAATCCCTAAGGAACTACGCAGTAAGGCGGCCGAGGTTTTAGATCACCCATTCCTTACCATGGCAATTGCATTTGAAGACACAGGGGGAGCGTGGGTTCCCGAATTAGATGGGGATAAGGTTGATTTACATCGTTCAAGCGTTAGAAGCAAAACAATCGAGGAATTAGAAGAAGCGATTGAAGCCATTAAAGGTGTTTGCTTAGCTAATCATCCAGAGTACATACATGAGCATGAAAGACAACAATTAAAGAAAGCATTAATGGAGGCAATAGACGCGATTATAGCGTTAAGTCATTTCGTAGGAATTATATGTCTAGAATACAGCTTTTCTTGGCTGGGGTTATGGAAAGAACAGCGTCTCAAGCTCAAATCTAAGGGTTTTGTGAAAGGTCGAATCTAATGGACAAGATTCTTTTATTAAGACAATTAAAGGCAGCATTTTTAGAAATTGAAACAATAGATCAACTTGTAATTTTTAAGAAGTACGCAAAAGCACTTTATACCAAATAGGAGGTTTAATTATGAGATTAGCAGCAAACATTAAACTATTTCCAGCTGAAATGAGCATGGTTAGAAGATCCACAAGATTACTAAGTGATCATCTTACAGGATGGAATAAAAGACTTTTCGATTCTACTACATTAAAACGAGTAAATGAGTCAACAGGAACACTTGTTATGGACGGAATGGAATTAAAAGATGTTGCGAGGGCGTTAAGAAAGCAAGGATGGTTTTTCTATAACTCAGGGCTTAAGTCAGAAGCAAAGATTTATTTTGAATTAGCTCAATGGATTAAAGAACAAAGATTTCAATTCCAAAAAGAAAATGGTCCAAAAATAAAAACAGCCGTCAGTGCTGGTACACTAACAGCTGCCATCGTATAGGACGTTTAACAATTTCATTTTACCATAACTGGTTAATGAACAGCAATAGACTTCGGTCTCTGCTGTCGGACCTAGGAGAGCCTACACCTACCCCTATCTCTCTCTTAGGCCGGACAGTGCAGATCGCACTAGAAAGTAGGTGAATTTATGGGAGAACATGTGGCTGGAACTATTCAAGTGAAAGTGTGTGCCAGTGAAGATATGACTAACGATTGGTTAACTACTAATGCCGATTTAGAAGTCATTGACATCAAGTACACAGGAACTGATGAAAATGACAATTTTATGATCATCTACAGAAAGGAGGACTAATGATGTGGTCAAAAACAGGAAATTGGTCGCCATCAGAAACGTTTTATTTAGTAAATCACGTTCCTATCGTTGGTGCAGAAGAAACTGCGCGTCGACTTAATCGAAAGGTAGAAGAAGTTGAAGCAAAGTTTGAAAGAGAACAACAAAAAAACTGCCACCGAGCAGGGTGACAGTTTCTTGGGATGTGTTTGAAAATTAATTTAATTCCATTATATGCAGTTATCAACATTTTATCAACAAAAGGAGGAAGTAAGCAGTGAAAACAGAGATTAAGTTACTGCAGTTAAACCTGAAGAACTTCAAGGGTGTTAAACAGTTCACTCTTGATCTACAAGGTGAAAACGCAAAAGTGTACGGTGACAACGCCACTGGAAAGACCACAATGTTTGATGCTTTCATCTGGGTTCTTTTCGATAAGGATAGTCAAAACAAAAAGGATTTTCAGCTTAAAACCCTTAGCGGAAAAAATGAAGCGGTTCACGGGTTAGATCATGAAGTAGAAGCAACTTTTAAAGTGAATGATCGTACTCTCACTCTAAGAAAAGTCTTTTCTGAAAAGTGGACTAAGAAACGCGGGTCAGCATTATCAGAGTTTACTGGTCACACAACGGATTATTACATCGATGGAGTGCCAGTGAAATTGAAAGAGTATAAAGAGCAGGTTGATAGCATTGTTCAAGAAGATATTTTCAAACTGTTAACCTCACCATCTTACTTTAATGAGCAACTTAAATGGCAGGATCGCAGAGCATTATTACTAACTATCTGCGGTGATATTACTGACCAGGAAGTTATTGATAGCAATAAAAGCCTTTCACAATTAACCAAAGTCTTGAATGGCAAAACCATTGAGAATCATCGGAAAATGGTTGCTGCTAGAAGAACAGAGATAAATAAAGAGCTGGATCGCATTCCAATTCGAATCGACGAAGTTCAAAGGTCCATGCCAGATACATCTGATCTAAACGAAGAAGAACTTCAGCAAGAACTTTCTTTCCTTAAGAATCAGATTGAAGAAAAAGAATCTGAAGTCAGCCGAATTAAATCTGGTGGCGAAATTTCTGCAAAAGAAAAGAAGCTTCGAGAAGTAGAAGGGGATCTTCAGCAAATTAAAAATGAACTTCAAGGAAAATCACTTGAAGCAATGTCTGCAAAACGACAGGAGTTATCATCAATCCGGTATGAAGTGGAGAATACGGATTTGCAAATCAGAACTAAAAGAAACCGTATTGCCAGCAATAACAAATCGATTCAGAACTCTACTGATTTAACAGATCGTTTGCGCAAAGAGTGGCATGAAGTTAATGAAAAAGTTTTCGAATCTCATCATGCTGAAGATTGTCCTACATGCGGACAAGCCCTACCTAGCGAACAAGTTCAAAATGCGCATGAAAAGGCACTAGCTCAATTCAATCTGGATAAAGCACAGAGACTAGAAAGAATAAATGCTCAAGGAAAAACGGAAGCTGGTGTTGTTGAAGGGCTAAAGACAGAAAATCAACAACTTGAAAATGAGATTGCGAAGCTTGAAGAATTCGTTCAATTACAAACTTCTGAGATAGAACGAGTTCAAGATGAAGTGTTAAACCTTCAAGCAGGAGTGAAGAATGTAGACTCGGATCCATTGTATATCAACAAGAAGAAAGAAGCTCTTTCAATTGAAGAATCCATACAAAATTTACGTTCGTCCGTTCAAGAATCGGTTTTCAAAGTTAACCAGGAGATTTCAGCTCTTAAGACGGACATGAATTTTTTAGAACAGGATAAAGCAAAATTTGCTCAAGTTAAGCTTTCTAAGCAGCGTATTGAAGAACTAGAAGAGCAAGAACGTGGTCTTGCTGCTGAGTTTGAAAAGCTGGAACAAGAACTTTATCTAACAGAAGAATTTATTCGCACTAAAGTTAATCTCCTAACAGAAAAAATTAACTCCAAGTTCAAATACGCTCGGTTTAAGTTATTTGAAACACAGATCAATGGTGGTCTTTCTGAAACATGCGAAACCCTTTATGAAGGTGTTCCTTACAATGGCGGCTTAAACAACGCTGCTCGTATCAACATTGGATTAGATATCATCAACACTTTAGCAGAACATTATGGTGTATCAGCTCCAATCTTTGTAGATAACAGTGAGGCTGTAACTCAGCTGATCGACGTAAATTCACAGGTTATCAGTTTAGTAGTATCAGAGGCTGATAAGAAGCTTCGAGTTGAGTACGGACAAATGCAGGAGGCGATCTAATGAGTAATTCAAACCAATTAGCAATGGTAAAAAAAGATACCGTTGATATAGTGGCAGCTAAAGTAAAACAGTTTCAAGAGGCTGGGGAGCTCCACTTCCCAGCTAACTATAGCCCTGAAAACGCGATGAAGAGTGCTTGGTTGATTCTACAAGCAACTAAAGCAAGTAAAAACGATAACTATGCGCCTGTACTTACACATTGTACAAAAGATTCAATCGCCAATGCTTTACTCGATATGGTGGTTCAAGGACTCAATCCGGCAAAGAAGCAAGGCTACTTTATCTGCTACGGTAAACAGTTAGCATTCCAGCGTTCTTATTTTGGCACAATGGCCGTTACTAAACGGGTTACGAATGCAAAGTCTATTGATGGCATGGTGATTTACGAGGGTGACGATGTTGATTATGAAATTGTAAATGGTCGTGTGGTTAACCTTAAGCACAAACAAAAATTTGGAAACATCAACAAAGATAAAATTTTAGGTGCTTATGCCACTATCGAAATGCCAGATGGTGAAATTTACACAGAAATCATGACAATGGATGAGATCAGACAAGCCTGGAGCCAATCACAAATGTGGGGCAAGGATCAAAAGAAAGAAAAACAAGGTAGCACACATGATGATTTTAAACAGGAAATGGCTAAGAAAACTGTTATAGGTCGCGCTTGTAAGAAATTCCTAAATTCAAGCGATGATGGCTCTCTTGTAATGCAACATATCAACGGATCTGATGAACGGTCAGAAGAAATAGAAGTTCAAAAAGAAATAGCTGAAAACGCAAACTCTGAATACATCGATGCTGAGTATAACGAAATCATTGAAGATCCTGAACCTCCTAAAAGAGAACATCAAGAAGAAAAGTCAAAACCTGAACCGGAACCAGTAAGTGCAGGCGGACCTGAGTTTTGATCGAGATAAAATCATTTGGAAGCTCTAGCGCGGGGAACTGCTATTACATCACGGACGGCAGAACCCCATTGCTTCTGGAAGCTGGTATCAAGTTCAAAGAGGTTCAGCGACAATTAAACTTTCAAACTACCTCAATAGCAGGCTGCCTAATCAGTCATGAGCATGGCGATCACTGTAAAGCGATTAAAGAGGTACTGAAAGCCGGAATCAACTGTTACATGTCACCAGGTACGGCAGGAACGTTAAACATACAACATCACAGAATACATACAATTCCTGCTAAACAGCAGTTTCGCATTGGAACATGGAATATACTTCCCTTCGACGTTCAGCATGACGTAGCAGAGCCATATGGCTTCTTGTTAACAAATGAATCAGGTGAAAAGGTCTTGTTCGCAACAGACACTTACTACATTCGTTACAAGTTCAAAGGTCTCACTCACATTCTAGTTGAGTGTAACTATTCAATGGACATATTAGATGCAAACATCGCTCTTGGAAGAACACCGGCGGTTATGAAAAAACGATTAATGAGATCTCACTTCAGCCTGGAGAACGTAAAAGAATTTCTAAAGGCTAACGATCTAAGCACGGTTCAAGAAATATGGCTGCTCCATCTTTCGGATTCGAACAGCAATCAAAATGAATTCAAGAAAGAAATCATGCAGCTAACTGGGAAAGTTGTGTATGTACCCTAAATATGAAGTTGAAATACCTCACTTGTACTTAGAGCTTACAAAAGGCTATAGCACACGAGGAACGATGTTCAAAAGGTACGTTATGAGTTACATCGAGAGAAACTACCCAAACTATAAATTTATCAAAATTGAAGGCATGAAAGTCTTATGTGAAAGAAAGGGGCAAGAGGGTCATGAAGAACGGTAAAAAGCCTAATCGCCAGCAGCAAGCACTCATCGAGTACAACGGTTTAAATCCTCAA